AATTACAAAAAATGAAAGAGGGTCAGTGGTTAATCTTAGCGCGAGATAGATACAGATTAGATAAGCTAGAAGATGATTTGAAAACATATGGTTATTACTATAAAAGAGGCGATAAAACTTCTATTAATAAAAAAATTCATGAAGCCATTGTGGGTTGGGAGGATTTACGAAAAGGTAAAGAAATAACTATCAAAGGAGTAAAAAGTTGCTATGCTTACATAAAGACAGGAGAAGGAGTTGACGCTGAACATAAGGGTATGAAGAAAGCAGATAAAGAAAAATTATACAATTACGAAACCTTAAAGAAAGATTTTGGACTTAAAATAGATAAAGAGTTACCGTGGTTTAAAGCATTGGTAAATATACCAGCGTCGAAGTCTATTTATGTCAGAGCAGTTTTACGTCGTGGTGAGAACATAAGACACGAACCACGGATCAAGTTATCGACAATACACGGATCAAAAGGTGGAGAGTCAGATAATGTTATGTTGCTAACAGACTTATCACGTAAAGCAGATGATGAGTATTGGAAGCATCGGGATTCTGAGCGACGAGTTTTTTATGTAGGAATGACACGCGCTAGAAATATATTAAACATAGTTCGATCACAATCGGACAGAGAATTTTCGGAGGCTTTTTAATGTCATTTGTAAACGTTGTGATAAAACAACTGGATATAACTATTAAACAGATTTCTAAAGTCAGAGCGGAGGGGACAAAACTTCGACGTGATGATTTAGATAAAGCCGTAAAGGTTCTAAAAAAAGATTTAGAACAGTTGCGATTAGACTTACAACAACTAAAGGAGAAAGAAGATGCAAAGTGATAAATGCTTACAAGAAGCTCTTAGATTAGTAACAGGACCCAGAGCACATGACTATGGTGATAAAACTGTTACTCATTGTAATATTGCTGCTTTATGGAGCTCTTATCTAGGTAAAGATATTTCTGCTCATGACGTTGCGATGTGTATGCTATTATTAAAAGTGGCTAGAATAAAACACAAAGCAACTCCAGATTCTTACATAGATATTGCTGGTTATGCTGCAATAGCTGCTGAAATAGAAAAAGAGGACTAATGACTCAAATGCCTCTGTTTCAACCACCTAGCGAGTGGACGCCACCTGAGAAGGTGCCTGACTTATCAGAGGCAAAAGAAATAGCCATAGACTTAGAAACTTGTGACCCTAACATAAAGACTATCGGGCCAGGCTGGCCAAGGGGAGACGGTTTCATTGCGGGTGTTGCCATAGCCGTAGAAGGTTGGAAAGGATATTTTCCTATTCATCATGAAGGTGGTGGCAACTTTGACGAGAAAATTATTAAGCGTCAGATTAAAAAAATTATGGAGCTTCCCTGCGATAAGATATTTCACAACGCTTCTTATGATGTAGGGTGGCTTCGTTGGTGGGGTATTGAAGTTAAAGGTAAGATCATAGATACTTTAATCGCTGCTCCTCTCATAGATGAAAATAGATTTCGATACTCTTTGAATGAGCTAGGTAAAGATTATTTAAAAGATACAAAGTCAGAGGGTTTGTTGTATGAGGCTGCAAGAGAATGGGGTGTCGATGCTAAAGGCGAGATGTATAAATTACCACCCATGTATGTGGGTCCTTATGCAGAACAAGACGCTGATCTGACGTTGAGATTATGGCAATATTTCAAAGTAGAATTAATTAAGCAAGAGTTATCAAGTATCTTTGATCTCGAAACACGGCTCTTTCCTTGTTTGTTAGACATGAAAACAAAGGGTGTGCGTGTCGATTTACAAAAGGCTAGTCACATCAAAGTAGATTTAAGTAAAAAAGAAAAAGATATTTTATATCAAGTTAAAAAAGATACAGGCATAGATGTCGATATATGGGCTGCTGTCAGCGTCGCCAAAGCGTTTGATAAATTAAAAATAAAATATGAAAGAACTGCTAAGTCTGGACAACCTAAGTTTGATAAAAATTTTTTAACAACTCACAAACATCCTCTGGCACAAATGATTGTTCAGGCCAGAGAGTTTAACAAAGCACGCACGACTTTTATTGATACGATACTTACACACGAACACAGAGGTCGGATACATGCAGATATCCATCAAATGCGTAGTGAGAGTGGTGGCACCGTTACAGGAAGGTTTAGTTACAGTAATCCTAATCTTCAGCAGATTCCAGCCAGAAACAAGGACATCGGACCCATGATCAGATCAATCTTTGTTCCCGATGAAAAATGTCAATGGGGTAGTTTTGATTACAGTCAACAAGAGCCAAGAGTATTAGTTCACTTTGCTGCATTGACTGGCGGTGGATTAAAAGGTGCTGATGAAGTGATTGAATCTTATAAGCACGAGGATCCAGACTTTCATCAAGCCGTCGCTGATATGGCTGGTATTGATAGAAGAACCGCGAAAACAATCAATTTAGGCATGATGTATGGCATGGGTAAGGGTAAACTTGCTAGTGAATTAGGATTAGATAGAGATGAAACAGAAGATTTATTTACACAGTTTCACGCTAACGTTCCGTTTGTAAAACAATTAATGGAACAGGCAACACGGAAAGCAGAGAATGTAGGGTTTTTAAGAACGTTGTTAGGTCGTAAATGTCGATTTGATACATGGGAACCGCGAGCATTTGGAATACATAAACCCTTACCGTTATGGCAAGCAGAAAAAGAATATGGTCGTGACTTAAAACGTGCATGGACTTACAAAGCCTTGAATAGATTGATACAAGGGTCAAGTGCTGACATGACAAAAAAAGCTATGGTAGATTTATACGAGCAAGGTATCGTATCTCATATTCAAGTTCACGATGAATTAAATTGTTCTGTTGAATCTGAAAAAGACGCGGTAAAAATTAAAGAAGCTATGGAGAACACGGTAGAATTAAAAGTGCCGTTGAAAGTGGACATGGAGATAGGACCGTCATGGGGAGAAATCAAAAAAGGGTAATTGGTGATGTCAGTGAATATAAAGCGGTTATAAAATTTTTAGAAGAGGGTTACGAGGTATTTAAAAACGTATCTAGTTCTGGCCCCATTGATATGGTATTAGTTCACCATGAAACCGGAGAGGTTAGATTAATAGATGTCAAGACAACATCACGCAGGACAAAAAGTTGGCGGCCAGGATCGAAGATTGTTAGACAACGGACCAAGGAACAGATAAGGTTGAAGGTAGAGTTTGAATACATTGAAAAAGAATAAATGTTAAAATATTTTTTAATTGGTTGGATGTGTGTAGGCACAGGCACGGATACAAAATGTTTAAGAGTAGCATCCGAAGTAACTCATCCTAATTATGAGGAGTGCAATGAATATTATCAATGGGTGCAAGATGACCTTGAGGAAGAAGAACTAAATGGATATGTCACCTTATCATTTAATTGTGTTCAAGCCGCTAGTTTAGAGGATATTTTATACAAGCAAGAAACATAGATAGTCCTTGACTATTAGGTATTTTCCCATATATACCTATTAATATATGAAATATAATAAATATTTTAGGAGAAAGAAATGACAGATATATCAAAGTATAAATCTGTAGCTATAAAAATTGATGTGTACAACAAGGCAAAGCCCATGGCACAGAAAAAATATATGTCTATGGGTTCTTATTTACATTATTTAATTGACAAGGAACACGAACAAGAAAGTAATCAACCAAATTTACAGAATGGAGAAGACCACGATGTCAGATCAACAGATCAGAGATAACGTTAGAAAAGCATTATACGTATCAGTTTTAAATAAAATGATAGGAGACTTATCAGAGTTAGAGGCAAAAGAGGTTTTATTAGTTAATACTTGTAGTTATATTACAAGTGCAGAACACGATCACGCCGAGCATATTAAAGAGTTATATAAAATATTAAAAGAAAAGGTTGATCTTCAGCATGCGATAAAAGATGTGCGCACTGCGTACTTCACTAACCTGTCCCCTCAGGGACACGTTCCTGATGTCAAAAAAAATAGTTAGTGGCGTTACTAGATTTCAAGAAAAAAATCCAGAGTCTGGTGACGTTATAAATCGCGTTCGAGTTCATTACACTGACGGCTCTCACAAAGAGTTTGATGTCATTGATTGGGAGATAACATTAGAAGAGGGCCGTCGTTTATGGAAAAAGCACGAAAAAAAATTTATAGAGCTTCATGATTGATACCGCCGTGGAAAATATAATTTATGATAAAAGAGCAAAAAATTTACGGTACAAATCAGATAAGAAAGGGTTTCAACAAACTCGTTGGGAAGATTTAACGGCGAAAGAAAGGGACTACTGGAGAGCAAGAGTTCAACAGTGGGATCAAGACAGAGATGAGCTCCGTCCTAAAAAAGAAAAAGCATAAGGGTCGTCGTAAGATAGGATCAAAAAAGAGACGTAATCGTCGTCGTATTCGATTACGCCTTCGCGTTCGGAAATAAATTTATAATATTTTCAGTAGGAGATGTTGGGATTTGTTCATCGTCAGCACACTCACATGCTTTTTGGCCAGATAGCGCGATGTTTTCTTGTTCTAATCTTGATACTTTGTCTGTTAAATAGACGATAATACTCTTTAATTCTTCTGTGTTCATTTTGATCTCCTTGTTATAGTGCGTAAACTTCCTATTCTACACTAGTCGAAGATAAAAAATCAATCTCTTTTATTATTAGGATATCGGCTCTCGTGCAATTGATCACCGATCGCATAGATCATCACGCATAAAAATATTAATAAAAGCGTAATCAGGACCAAACAAGTAGCTATAATTATATTAAACAATCACAATCCTCCACATCGAACTCACAGATAGGGCAAACGTCCACTACGCCAGGCTGGCCATCAGCTCTGACATTTTCTTTGCGCGATTGGGGGTCTGCTTGGCCCAACGCGAATCGAGCATTTCGGCCGCGGCGGTCTTATAATCTGGTGGCGTTTTATCTTTTAACGCTGACCACATGTTGCGGAACTTACTCACGCCGGTTTTTCCAAGCTGAAATACCATCTCGACGATAATCTCTTTGCACTGATCATGGACCGTGTATTCACCGAGTAGCTCTTCTGCCCCTGATATCGCGTTCTCTAAATCTTTTTCTAATATTTCCATTAAAAATTCTTCGTCGTATTCTTTATCGTCTTCCCAAAAATCTTCGACGCAAAGATGACCGACGCCCACCGTTCTCTTTCCTAGCGTATCCAAATATACTTTGTTGCGGTAACCCTCATGGTCACGCACTGATTTTAAAAGTCTTTCCATATCCATTTTATTCTATCCTTTTGTTTTCATTTCTTTTCATATTAACAACGTTGCTTATCATTTTAGAAAACTCTGTTGCCTCTTGTTCGTCTTTAAATCCTGTTAAAAAATCACCTTTATCAAGTGCATATTGTAAAGGATTATCAACCTTTGTTAACTTACCGTCAATCATTCTCATGGTCGGCACTAAATATATCTTACCGTCTTGTTCGAATGATGAAGTTCTAATTGTTTCATTTGCTTCTGTCGTTGGAGTGCTTTTGTCTATGGCTCTTTTAAACCATGACATATCTGTATATTTATTTTTATCGGCCATTAATTTCTCTCCAATCTTTTTACATCTAAAAAGGCAATTGATTTTACCCAACCTGACGGAATGACGATGTGTCGTCCGCCTTCTTTTTCTTCATCGAACTCTGAATAATCTGACATGATCACAGTTCTTTCTTTGTCTTTGTATATCATCCATCCTATGGAATGGCAAACGGCTAATTGTTCGTTTTTAATACTCTCTAAGCTTTGCCAACCTGACTCCCCATCTTTGGCGTCGTACCACGAAACAAGGACCATGGGACTGATTTCTTCTATTTCATTTTTCTTTCTCATGATAGAGGGCTAATGCTCAATGAAAATGACCTTGAAGAAGGGGTCGTGTGTTATAGAAAGGAGGAATCGTCATTAGCCCTATTTAAATATAACTTTATAGGATTATGTTGTCAATATTTACTTTCCTATAGATATTTTAAACTGAAAGTGATTTATGCTTTTGTAAATTCGACAAAACAGAGGTAACCACGTAACTTTAGTCAAAAACCATTGTAAATCAACAATAGTAGGGTTACTTTGATGACGTAACTACAGGTAACCACAGGTAACCTTCCCTATCTGTCTTTTTTGAACTGAAAGTAGTATTATTAATTATAATATTGAATTAAAAAATTCTATACAGAATTGTAAAAGTGTATTAAACTAAAAAAATGCCTAAGATTAAAAATGGTGAGCTATCACCTAAACAAAAGAGATTTGTTGAGATATTTGTAAAAGAGAACGGTCGCCTGACTGCCACTGAGTGTGCAAGACAAGCTGGATATTCTGAGCGTTCAGCGGTATCTCAAGCGTGTAATTTAAGAAACCCTAAATACTTTCCTAATGTTGTTCAAGCCATTGAGGACCTACAACGAGAGTATGCAGAAGCAAGTAAGATTACTTTTGTCAGCCACCAGCGTGAGCTGTCAAGACTAAGAGAACAAGCTGTCGCCAATGGTCAGTTAGGACCAGCCGTTCAGGCAGAATATCGTCGCGGTCAGTTAGCTGGTTTTTATATCGACCGAAAAGAGGTGGTGACCGCCTCACTTGATAACATGACTAGACCTGAGCTAGAAGCCAAGCTAAAAGAGATAAGAGATCACAACGTTGTTAACGGCGAGTCTATTGGTATGGAAGTTAAGGTTATCGAAGAAGTAGAAGAAGCCCAATAACCACTATCAACAATATTATTTCCCAAAATATTATCAAAAACATTAACGACTAACCTTAAAATCCTCTTGAGCGTGACCGTCGCAATCTTGTGTCGCCATGAATTTACAATGAGCAGAACACCACCGTTGGAATTTAGTCATTAGTGTTTCTTTATTACAGTAGAAACATTTGCGCTTTGTTCGTTTCTCCCCGTCGTGATTATTGATTATGTAATCGGGTAAAACATTGTCATAAGAATATTTGCTTTTCATTAATTTATAAAGCCTTGGGCTATCATCATTCTATACAAATCCTCCAACTTATCAATGACACGATCATACTTAATACAAGTGCATTCTAATTGATCATCTCCTTGATTGGCAGGACACACATGAGAGTCGTCATCTCTTAAATCTCTTATGTCCTGTATGATGTCCTCTATCCTACTGTTCACTTTTATTGTCCTGTAAATCTAATTCTAGTTTATAATCCCAATCTTGTTGTTCATCGTCAAAACAATAATTAATGGTCATTCCTTTACCTTTAAGCATAAAATTTACTTCTTCCATTATACTTTCAGCAATGTCTTTTGAAATACTATCATAGCTCCAAGATACCCAATTGCTTTTTTTATCTTCACTCATTTCTTACTCCTCTCTTCCTTTAAGTCCATAGATTTTTACTATCGTAAAGTTATCTGAAATAATATCACCTTCCATTAGTGATTCATCTTCATCTAAGTAAGTAAATATTTGCATATCATCTTCACATTCGTCATTGCCATCCCATTCATCAATGGCTATTTTGACATCAAAGGCATTTTGAGAATTGTCGTCCCAATAACCCCTAGCTTCTAAGTATCTATACTTCATTTCTTATTCCTCTCTTCATAAAGTTTATCTCGCAGTTCCCAAAATATGTTGTCGATAACCTCTATCTCAAGACCATGCTCATCAACTAAATTACAAAAATCATTTACAGTCATCACCGCGAGTTCTTCTTGTATGTTTTCTAGTTCTTGATCTCTCTCTTGCTCGTCTATTATCCAATCTTTAAATTTACTCATTGTTTAATCTCCTGTATAGCCTCTTTAACATCACTCTTAAAACTTTCTAAAGTGTAAGTATCGTTTCCTGTGGCTATACTTTCTATAAGACCATTTAATTGTCTTAAAGCTTCCTCTTGATCAGTTAATTCATAATCCATATTATACAAATCCCAATCAAAGTCGCCCTCTCTAACTTTAGTATTATGTAAAAATCTTTTTGTAAATTTACTTACTGATTTCATTTTCATCACCGTCAAATTTAAAATCAAATCTTTCGTCTAAAAGGTATAATTCTTCCTCGTCCTCATCTTTTTTAGATAAGTTTAAATCTTCCCAATTGTTGATACAATACATTGGAACATATTCTGTCATGTGCAATACCTCTTCAAGATTAATTGAATACTCACCGTGTTTTTTTAAACATTCAACAAGATCATCTACGAAATAATCTCTGTCGTCATCTTCTCTAAATCTCCAATCTAGAAAATTTAATTCATCAACTAATACAGTTTGTTTATTCATTTTTTTTACCCTCCAGCGCTTTTAAAACTGTTTGATATGCTCTATCTATTTTTTTTTGTTCATTAGGCTCAGAGCTAATACAATCTTCACAGTAGCCCATTAATGCAAAATGAATAGTTTCTAATGCGTTTTCTAATTTTTTATTCATAATTTACTCCTTATATAACTATCTCAAATTTATAGGACTTTATATTATTGTCAAATTATTTTTATTAACTACTTGCAATTTTATGGGAAATGATTATATTAATATCAGATCTAGATTTGTAATGTAGATTGCACAAGTGCGTAAGAAGTTAAGGGGGGCACTTGACAAAAAAGCCCCCAAAAGAAAGGACTAAAATATGGGTGATAGAGTAAGTATATCATTTAGAGATAGTGACGGCGAAGAATCTCCAGCGCTATTTCATCATTGGGGCGGAACAAGTTTTCCTGAAAGTGCTTTAGCGTGGTTTAAGGCATTTAAAAGTAAAGCTGAAGCTGAGAGTAAAGCTCGTTGGAGTACCCCCATAAATAGATTAGAAGCAAGAATAATGTTAGCTCAATTTTTATCTTTTTTAGGTAAAGAAAAAGCTGAGCGCAATATTAAAACACTTGTTTATAATGACGGTGATAATCCAACATCAGGAGTAAAAGAAGTTCTTTATGATGATGATGTTTTAAGTCAGAGTATTTACATGGGAGCAGATAAAAATGACGGTGATAATAGTGATAATGGTCATTATGTTATTCATACTGATACCGCTACAATGGAAATAACAAAAAGACCTATGGAGGACTACGAATAATATTTAAAAGTTTGCGGTCAACCTTTCTTTATCTTCGCAGATCATGACCGCGAGAAAAGGGCGAGTTTATTTGTTCTCGCCCTTTTTTATTTCTTGACTTCTATCCCAATAATTTATATATTTATATTAATAAGAAAGGAATATAATATGACTAAATATTGTAAGACTTGCGGAAGTTCTGTCGGCACTTATGGTTATGGTGGCGCACAATGGAGTGGTAGCAGTTATGTTTTTAAGAGGAGGTCAGGTAAGATTGCAAAAGATAATGTAATCAAATCTATCCCCAGCGAATATAACCCGACATATAATGAGAGTGAAAAAAAAGTTGAGTGGCATGTACCACTTAATGAGGGGGCGGTCGGAATGTTTTGTAAACTAAATTGCCTCTACACTTTCTTGGAAGCTAGAAATCAAGAGATTAATAGTATTCCTGATTTACATTATCTGAATGGAGGTACAAACAATGACAGATAATCGACTAAGACTTAACAACGCTAAAAGAGTGGCGTTGAAAAAAGAGCATTGGCGCGTAGTTAATCAAACGCCGAGTGAATTAAAAGATAATTTACTCAGCGCGAGTACAAGGTTTTATTCAGCGCAACAAGACGCTCATAAGGTCATAGAAGCTGAGGTTGAGAAAAGATACCCTAAAGCTGATCTTGATGTCTTGAGAAAATATAATAATGGTGATCGCAATAGTGGTTATGGTCATAGAAATTTCACTATGAATGATAATTGCTTCACCATGAAAAATATTCAATCTGACGCTGGTGATGAGGTGAGGATTAATTTTGATTTAGGTCATGATCTATCATGCGCGTTAAATCATGATAAACTCATGGCGAATAAATTAAATCCTTTCGTCGAAACTGAGTATAATCGTCAGGGTGGAATAAATAATCCAACGACAAATACTGACCGCAGTAAAAATGAAAGCTGGTTGAGAGATAACTTTAATCAATTTACTCATGGTCATTATTATGGTGGTGATGATTTGAAAAATCCATTTGGATTAGAGGTCGTCAATACAGGCGGTTGTCATACTCGCGCTTATGGAGTTCAGGATTGGCAATGGCAAATCTTGATGAACTATGAGCAGTCAAAAAAAGATGTTCTACAAGCTCATAAAGACTATTACTCATGGTGTAAAGATAGTCAGGACACCATGGCAACAGTTATTGATCAGGCAAAATACCTAGATGAAGTTCAAATGTATTGGACTGATGTCGAAGATAGTATTTTAGTCGGCGAAGATAATTTGTCTACTAATCTCGCGGTCATATCAGAAGAAAGATTGCAGAAGCTAAAAGACATGGCTTCCAGCAGAAAATCTAAAAGTGCTGATGTTTTTGTCGCCGTCAATGAAAGCCAACAACATTTAAGCTAATATTATTCTCACAGTCAGAAAAAGGCGGTATCACCACCGCCTTTTTTTATGTCTTGAATTTATCCTAAGATTTCCTATATTAATATCATGTCAAACAAATATGAAAATGATCGTTTAACCGCCTATGTTAAATTTGTTGAGCGTTTACTCACCGACAGATATCGTAGGGAAAATATCTCAGATGACTTTGCAGAATTAAGCTCTGAGATATCAGAGGACTTCGGTCATGTAATAAATGCGTTTGATCAAATAAATCCATTTGTAGATGAGGATTTTACTCGCGGTAAAGAATTTTCTTTCTATGACAAACCTACGGATAAAATTATCAAGGTGTCATTTGAATATCAAAATTTATCAGGGGGTGAAGATGAAGTCTAAAACAAATGGACATTATTATTCTGATATTCAATTCATAGGAAGAGATATTAGAGTAAATGTCAGGCAGGTAAAATTTGATCAATCCATAGACGGAATATCAGGCTCAGGCTGGATTGCCTCAGTTGATGATAAACCCTTGTCTAATATGTTCGACTTCAAATCTACTCGCAGTCATAAGAAAAGAGATTGTATCAGAGCTCTGAAACAAATCTTGGCTAGGGCTTACAGTAGAAAAATGCGTAATGAATTTAAAATTCATCTTGGCGATATAGATGATGATACTTTATTCGACGCGACATATTCTGAAACTGAAGTAGGGGCATTAAAACAATAATCTGATTGCTGGGGCTATTGCCCCAGCTCGTTCACCACAACTCGAAAGTGCCTACTCATTACTTCAAATTCATGTTTTGTTAAATTTTTAACTTCATAATTTGTGTATAAAGTATCATAAGCTTCTTCAATTATCTCACCGTAGATTTCTTCGTCATGTGGACTTAAACTTAATTTTTTATTTGTTAATAATAGAAAATTTTCAGCGTGAGCATAATTGACATTATAGTTATCGTGATCGCCTGTGGTGGCTAAAACGAAGTAGTAATAAAATTTGTTTTCCATACTAAGTTTATGGATATATTCAGAATTTTTTCAACCAAAATATCCTAACTTTTTTTATATAAATTACTTTTATTCACGCTCAAATAATATATAAAATTACTATGGCGTCAGAAATGAGAAATAATATGGCACATGAAGTAGAAACTATGGCTTGGGCTAATGATGTTCCTTGGCATGGTTTAGGACGAAAAGTAAATTCTGATCTAACACCTGATCAGATTTTATTACACGCTGACTTGGATTGGAAAGTTCAAATGAAACCAATCCAATGGACTAATCAAGATAATGTTATCATGTCTAGTGATAAATATTTTTCACTAGTGAGAGAAGCTCATGAGAGAATTGACGGAACAAAAGTTCCTGAACAAATCGTCGGTACTCAATGGGTGACTGATCAATATAACATTATCCAAAATTCGCGTCAGGCTGAATTTTTTAAAGAATACATTGACTCAGGCATGGCAACAATGGAAACCGCGATAAGCTTGTTTGGTGGTCGAATTGTTTTGCTAATGGCTAAGACAAATAATTCTTTTGAATTAGCTGGTGGTGATAAGATTGAGCAATATATTTATTTTGCTAACTATCACTCAGGGCGTGATAAGGCTAGAATTAGATCATCAAATATTAGAGTTGTATGTAATAACACTCTTAGCGCTTCTTTAAGATCAGGCGCCAAAGTTGATGGTTTAATATCTCATAGAGTTGATTTTACCAATGATTTAGAACAACAATTTAAAGAAGATCATGGTATTGCGACTTCTCAAATGACAACCTATCAAGAAAAGCTTGAGAAATTGGCAAGTAAAAAAATCAAAGAAAATGATTTAATTAATTATTGTCTTATGGTTTACCAGCCTGAGCTACTAAAAGATAAAAACTTTTCATATAAAAAGTTTAATTCTGATAGTCAGGATTTCAAAGTTAATGCTAACGTAAAAAGAAGCTTTAACGCTTTTCATGATATCTATGAAGCTAATGGCAAAATTCACAAGTTAAAAAATACAGGTAATGATTTAAAATCTGTAAAAGATGATAACTTGTTAAAAGTATTTAATGCTATTAGTTATAATGAGAGCCACCTCAAAGGCGGTAGTAGTGATAAGGCTATTCAAATGAGAACTCAAGAAGTTCTTTTATCTGATACGACTATTACTGATAAAGCTCTTGATGTAGGATTAAGCTTGGTCGCTTAATCTTTTTTATTAATCCGCCCAGAAGCTTCGGCGCCATGCTTCTGGGCACAATCTCAAAAAATCTTAAAATATCCTATAAAAAAATCCATTTTAAGCAGTTTATAGAGCTATTTAAAAAGCTTCTGGTGTAATTAATCATCTTAAAAACAATATTAAACAAAATTAAAATAATCCTAATTAATAATAAAACTTACTGAATAATCTTACTTTTTTATCTTTTATTAAAAATTGATATATGGTCGGAGCTCCCTGACGCCTGAGCCCTGAAACGTACGCCCTGAGCCCTGATCCCTGAGCCCTGAAAAAAGCTTTTTTATTCACGATCAATTAATATATAATCATACCCAGAAAGGAAATATTCGCGATGTCATTAACAAAACAACATTTTGAAGCGATTGCCAAATTAGTAGTTTTTCTTGAAACTAAAGAATTCGCAACGCAACAAGATATTAAAGCTTTTGTAAAAACTGAGCTTAAAAAACTTTGTTATGATTTCGGTAAAAATTTTAACGGTCCTTTATATGATAGCATTGTTGCTAACCGCATATTAGCTATTAGAAAAGAAACAGGACTAAAAAGATTATCCGATGTCATACCTCCATTTAATCCTAATCAATTATAATTAATCATGGAGCTGGGGCATTGCCCCCAGCTCCCAGCTCCTCCCAACTATTTATTAAATCTTTTTTTTCACCGCCATTTAATATATAATTATTTCAGAAAGGATGATGAATATGAAATTACTAAATTCAGATATCGAAGTGGTAAGCGTCGGCATTGGTTCTACCTTCGATACAGAAAACGGTAAGTATGAGTCAGGCGTCTTGGTTGTTGTTCTGAAGGACGAAGAAGGAACTACCACTTCTGTAAAGTTAGAGTGCAATGTTAAGCAGCTGCGAGCCAAGTTCAAGCATGAGAAGTTATATGAAAAAATGCTTGCAATGTATAAGGGTGACCGACACGCTCTGAACAAAGCTATCAAAGAACTAGATAAATAATTTTATAAAGCTGGCGCCAGGTCCTTGGCGCCAGCTCCTCGCCCCCCGGTCCACCCCCCACCCCCCTAAATAATATATCTAGCAGTCACAATATTTTACGTAGGGCAAGTTTG